CACTATGCGCTTGCTCTGCGGATTGTGCATTTGATGTAGGAGAACCAAAATTAGTCCAGTCACTATTCAATTCCATGTCGCCATTGACAGTCTTACTCGTCTGACTCCCATACTGCCACTTAAACGGTATGTTGCCACTAACAAGGTCTAAGACCTCGGCTGCGGTGGGAGCGAAGTTCATAATCATTAACTCAGATAAACATCCATCAAGACCAGCCGATACAGAGCCACTCCAATTTGCATGAACACCTAAATCTCTGTTGGATGAATCATAGAGGTCATCTGAGTTTGTTATTGCTGTGGTTGCATCCGCAACACCATTTAAGTATATGTATTGGCTACCATCTCTATCAAGTGTAATCGTTACATCATATTCTGTGGCATAGCCCAAAGCTGTTGATGTTAATGTATATACAGCAGTACCAGCATCATCCTCAGCTGTGAATGTAATTGTCCCGTCTGTATTATAAAGGACGTTCCATCCACCAGTTGCAGAATTTGCACCTTTTGCAAATAAAATCTTCTGTGCAGCTAATGCTGATGATGGAGTCTTTAATTTAAATGACATAGCCCAATCACCAGTACGTATCTCTAAGTCAGCTGAGTGAGGTATTATAATTTTATCATCCACCCCATCAAACCTATACACTGTCCCTTTAGACATCATGTTGGTAGATGATTGCGGGATGATACTGTTCATCAGGTTATCTGCGGTTATCTTTTTATTTGTTCCTGTAGCTGCCATTGTTGTATCGCTGACATCTACTGCCGTGATTAAGTCAGCAGCAGCAACAGTCGTTATGGCAGTTAGGTCGGTAATTTTTTGGCTTGTACTCATCTTAGCCCTCTAATTCTATGGTTTGATCATTCTGTAAAAGCATTCTAAATCGGTCTTCTAACAATAGGCGACCAAAGTCACCACTGACAATCGAGGCGATATTGGAGCTAACTAGCCCAAGTCGCATATAAAGCCAACTCATTAGGTTGGGCTGGCAGTTCCGGTGTATGCACGGATCTTACCACTCGTTAAAGTAATGGCTGTAAATTCACCATAAATTATTGTGCCAGCGAGCATTGTGAATCCGGTCATTGCATCACCTGAAGCACCAGCATCGGTCAATGTTGAGAACACTGTATCCGCAAGCATCTGGATTGCATAGACATTTAACCCCGTAAGGGCAGTCGTGCCTGTCTCTACAACTGTACCACCTTGCCCTAGAGCAAAGTTATTAGCTGATTTTACATCGTATTTTTTGAAATCTTTGGCCATGATAGCCTCCTTGTTTGTTTAGTGTCACTTACCGCCCGAAGCATTCTGACATGGTGACATCCTCTTAATATAACCTAAATGAGAATCATTCTCAATAGGGTAATCCTAAAAATCAAATTCAAATTTATTCAAGTTGCGCTTTTCTCTACCATCTCGGATCGCCTTTGTGGTTTTTCTCGATGGCCTGTATGGTCTATAAACACCTGTCTCAAGGTCGCGCTTCATCCGGTTGCTAACATTAAGCTCATCCAAAACACCCCTGATCTCTTCATCTGATAATCCGAACTTCTTAAAGTCGGTGATCACTTCTCGCATCTGATTGAATGCACCCTGGCGATATTGCTCACCCTCAGCCTGATACATCTTAATGATATTGCTATCAGATTCGTTATGCAATTTGCTCATAGCACCACGCATGGAAAGATTGTACGCATCCTTTGCGGTGAATAGATTCGATTTCATTGACTGTCTCGGTACGAAGACTTGCTTGCGCGTTCCTGTCATAATATTCTTAGCTTCCTGCCCGACAGTATATTTCTTACCATACTCATCCACAACACCGTCAGCAGCCTTTTGGAATCTCTGTGCCTGATAACCTACGCCCTGAATATATGTTCCAGTTCCAGGTACAAATTTCGATATGTCAAAGTCACCTGATTTTAGATCAGCTTTTATTTTTAAGATGTCAGGTGCCATCGCCCAAGGGGAAATTCGTTTCGCCATAAACGTGACCATATTGGCAACATTATTAATTGAATCATCGTGTTTTGAGCGAATAGTCTTGTTGTTATCATCCTTGCCAGTAAACAGCGCAGTCATCATGCTTGTCAACATCGATGGGTCAACATAAGGTTGTAATGCCTGATATGCTGCATCGCTATACTCACCCCTTGATAATGCGGTAAGTGGCTCTGAAACTGTGGACCAAGGATTGAGATAACTATTGTTGAAATACTCTATCCCCTTAGCTCCACCCTCTAAATCGACAATACGAGTTGGCAATATCTCAGCATACTCTTCCCAAGGAGATCCGTACTTTTGCATAAGTCGTGCTGTCTCGTCTGTGGACATACCCCACTCATTAAATGCCTCGCCACCACCTGTCATCTGATTGTACATATCAGCGAACTTGTTGCGACCTAAGTAATACCCACCTATAGCACCTACGCCGATTGCTCTGCCGAATGACCTTTTGCCAAGACTTGTCTTGCCGGCCATTTCTTTAGTGGCGAGCTTTAGAGTGCTTGCAGCATTTTGCACAACAGCAGTTGGAAATGCAGTGAATGTTCCAATAGCTGAACCAACATACGGAATTTCACGGAACTTCTCAATAACTCTTGGTAAGTTATTGTAGTTAGGATAGATCAGCTTTGTATTCTCCATCGCTTCTTTTGGAGAGTAACCACGCTTCAATTCATTAAGATAGCCATACACTTTCCATACATCATCTTCAGCCTGATATAACCGTTGCTGAATATTGTTAGGCAGGTTCGAGATCATCTTATTCAACTGCTTGGATGACATCTTTTCTACATCTTTAGTGAAAAAACCAAAACTCTTGCGAGTAATGTCAGCTATATCAGATGTGATAATATCTGAACTTAATACACCGCCACGAATAAGCTGTTCAACCAACTTCTCGTTCTTGCCTTTCCTTGCCACGATATCAATAGCATTAGCCATCTCGCCAACATGGACATGGCCATTTGCAGTAGCAAAGAGTGTGTTACCGACAAGGTTACGAATATGAGATGCAGGATTATTGACAGTCTGCATACCTTTAAGCCAACCATTAGCTTTCATCATAATGACGTTTAGTTTGTCCTGGTTGATCTTTGTCTCTTTAAACTCTTTCGCAAATTCTTTCGTTGTAAATAGTGTCTTGGACTGACCAAAGCCCATATCGATTTTAACAGGAACATCGAACTTACCGCGTTTCTGTTGGAACAATACTTGGTCTTTACCTCGTGCCATAAACTGGTCGATAATAGCCCTGTTAGTGCGAGACTGCTCCATCTGCACTATCATATTCTGTGCTGTTAATACAGAGTTAGCGACAGGATCATCTATCTCACCCATTAATTTACGGAGTTGGATTGGAATATCTTTACGCTTTTTGAGGTTATTCCGATTGACAGATCCAAGCCATTTAGTAAATAGCTGCATTGATTCTGATGTCCAATCAGCAGTGGCAATAGACTTAACTTCCGCATCAAGTGCCTGATTGTACACCTCTTTCGTTATCTCAACGCCAGGTGTGTCAAGTTCAAGCCTCTTTATCACAGCATCACCGTAGTTCTGATCGATCCATTGCTTCGCACCATCGAGAACGTCAGTCTCTTTAGAAACATCATCCCACCAGTTACGGTTGTAGAATTTCTTATATGCACGTTTTAGGTAGATACCTAAGTTATCATCAACAGTGGCTTCTAATTTCTCAGAGAGGATTTGACCATCTTCTTTTAGCTTAATTGATAAGTCATCTATCCGACCACGCATCGAATCTACTGCATCTAAGACCTTAGCATCCAGTAACTCTTGCGACCTGTAGGTATTCCGCATTTCAGGAGAGCCAAGCAACGCATTAATTAAATCTCGGTCTTGACCTTTAATAGCTTTTTCAAATCGTTTTGATTCATTCATCAATTTAGAGAACTCAGCCTTAATCCCTGACTGCTGACTCTTTTTTAAACCTCTCAGCTTATCGCGTATGCCGAATGAGCTAACCCATTCATCCACATCGCCCTTAACCTTAGACCATCCTGTGCGAGCATCAACATCAACAGGTTCTAAGTCAGGTCGCTGTGGCGGTATATCTTTTACCGGAACATCTGTGGAAACACCTTTAGGATTGATCTTCTGCGCCTCTGTTTGCAAAGAACGATTATTCAGCGACTCCTCAAACACATCTAATTGCTTTGGCGCTTTCCTTGATGATGTCACAGCAGAGAAAAGATCATCCTGGTTACTCAGTGCGATTCTAGGTTCTTGCGCGACAGCTTTTTTTGGCACTGGTAATTCAGCTTGGAAGTCGATAGGTTTTTGTAGCCCCAACTCCTTTTGTACCGCCGGATGTATCTCAGTTTTTAACTGCGCTGGGATTTTGCCCTCATCCACTGCGGTTTTGTATTCTTCTAAAAAGTTCCGCATTATTTTACGGTCTGATTCAGGTAGGTCTTTCACCAGTTTCAGCGCACCCTTGCCACCTATGACTCTGCCAAGCGCCAAGTTAATTGCGTAACCTTCGACAAACTTCTTACTGAAATCACCCTCGTTCAGTGCTGCGTAGGCTGCATCAGGAATAGGATTTGTATCAGGATTAGCGAGTAGTTGACCTGCTTTTTTGAGGATACCAGACTTGGCGGTAGATGCAAGTGTCTTACCTAATGCACCTGTGGATAACACGCCTGCGCCAATCTCAACGATGTCACCAACTACCTTGGCAGTTTTGCCAACCTCCTCACGCCCTTTTGTGATTTCCAACCCATCGCCACCTGTCGCTGCAATCTGTTGAAGACCTCCCTCAAGAACAGACTTAGGGCTAACAGTGACCTCTGTATCTATTCCGGTGCCAGGGGCTAATTCTATCTTGGGAATTTTAAATGTTTTATCATCCTCGCGCACCTTAGAACCCTCAGGGAGCGCCTTAGCCTGGTTAATTATTGTATTAAAGGTGGTTGAAACCCATTTAGCTGACTTTTTCTGTTCTTTTGCTAGTGTACGTAACTTTGCATGGAGAGCATTCTTATCGCCATCAAACGCATCAAAAACTTCTCTGGAACGTTTTTGCTGATCAGTTATTGCAACGGCAGATACTTGACCATCAGGGATAGCTTGGACAAACTCTAATAATTTCTTGGTTGAGGCAACCGGAGTAGCTTTTGCCTCAACAGGAATTGCAGGAGCTTGTGCCTTACCACCTGTGATAAACGGTTTTTCTTTCAGAATGTCGCGAGGTTTAGGATGATAGACTTCAACTTCAGGCGTAACGAGTTGCTGAGATACCGCCTCGATCTTCTGGCGATGCTCCTCATGCTCTTTCGCCTTCGCTATATTCGCCGTGACCTGATCAATCCTAGCAACCTCAGTTGGCGATGCTATATCAGGAATAGGAATCTCAGGAGTTTTTGGCATGAAACGTGATGGGTCAAACCCTGACTTTTTTGGCTCTTCCGGCATGAAACGTGATGGGTCAAAGGGCATGTGTCACCTAAATTTTAACGCTAGGAAATCTTGACTTCAAATCTTCCAATGCGCCCTTGTATGCTTGTGAGCGTTGTGATACGGGCAGGCTTTTTTGTTCTTTTAACCATGCGAGTTGATCGTTATCGTCTTGAGACATCTTTATGTTTGACGGTTTTTTCTTTTTTGGCTCGACCACATTAACACCCTGAAGTGTCGCTGATCTTTCGTTTATTCTGTTTTGCATTTGAGGAGTCTTTAGTAATTCAAAAACTTCATCGCCTGAGATGTCAGAATCGATAGCACCTGCGTTAATATCGATATTTAGCATCTCACTGAATGCAACGATATCATAGATTCCAGATATATATCCTGGATATGGGGAACCAATAGGCGATGCTGTGTGGATGTCAAAATCATCCATCATCATCAAGCCTCTCGCATTATCGCCCATTACATTCCACTGCTCTAGCGGATCTTGGAGATACCCCTGCCTTGCTTCACTCCTATAGCTACCAGTGATCGAATTTAAGTCTCTATATTTGCCTTTAACTACTGAATCTTCTTTGGGAACGGCTGTCTTTGGTTTTGTTTTATTGGCGTACTCTATACCATATTGCTGCACCGCTTCTGCCATATTCGGAGCATAGACAACAGTCTTTCCGTCATCACTAAAAAATGGTTTATTAACGGAGCCGTTAGTATATGCGATAGCTTTATCTATCGAGAGCTTCATTTGCACTAAGTCGCCGTCAATTCCAAACTTCTTTGCCATTGAAGCATACATTTTTGCAGTGTCGCGCTGTACGTCATCTTCAATGCTTTCTATTGCAGTGTCTACAGCGCTTAGATCGACCGGGTCTGTTTCATCACCTAGTGATTCAGGTAATGCGATATTAGCCAATTCGTCAAATCCAGTAGAAACAAGAAATTTGAGCATGGCATCATCATTGTCGATTTGACTCGCGACCTTCCATATCATATCTAACTGTTGCTTATTCTTAGCTTGAGTCGCCTTTATCTGTGCTTCAGTTTGTTTTCTGCGGATATCTTGGGCTAACAAGTTACGTTGGATCGACCCTCTATTCTGAGATGTCAATCCTTTAGAGAATCCAACACCTTTACCACCTGCTAAACCTGTGCCTAATGCAGCGAGGGATTTGATAAGTGGCTTATATTTACTGAAAGTAGATTCTTCGAGTTCTTCAGGTTCTACGATTTGTTCAGGCATAATTATCTCCTATTAACCTGGTCCGTCAAAAAAGTCTAAGACATCACCAAAAGCATTTCCGATTATTTCCCACTTCTTTAATTCAAGCTCTTCTTCCGTAAACTCAAAACCTTTTTCATCAACAAACTGTTGCCACTCGAACATCGCAGCATTTAATTTATTGTCAACTTCCTGTTGCTGCTCGTTAGATAATTGTGACCTAAGATTAATAAGCCCAATTAACGCAGTCTGAGTATTCATGTCAGCCCTTTGTTGCGCTGCTGTCTGAATACCCACAATACCTTGAGACAGTGCGGTTTGTTGGCCTCTCAATATCCCCGATATGTCAGCAGGTTGTGCCGACCCTGATCCCCAGCCACCGGCAGCCAAATCTTTCCCTGCTAATGCACCTTGGGATTGAAGTATTGAATTAAGGTTAGATATTTGGCTGTTAGCTAAGTCAGTGTTAGCCGACTGATCCATCAGGCCTAATAATTGTTGGTACAGTGTGGCTGTGAGCGCATCTATTCCAACAGGTGCCTCTGGTTCTGGTGTAGGCGGTGGAGCTACAACATTTGGTGATTGCTGTGTCTCAGGTAAGCGTTCCTGCTCTTGCAACGCCTGTTCCTGTCTTGTTCCATCTAAAAATTGATCTGTTGACCCTGTTGCTCCTGGCATCTTACACCACCTTTATATTTTCTTTAATAACATTTCAAATTCAACGGAACACTCAGATGTTCCGACACTCATCACACCCATAAAACCAACGTCACACGGTCCAGTGAACGGACCCTTAGGCGCAACTGTGGTAAGCGCATATCCACCCGAGATACCGACCTCTCGCTCTACCAATCTCATTGTACCAGAAAATGGAGTTGTCACATCATCAGTGTGCTCCCTCTTAAAAAAGTATATATCGGCAGTTTTTGATGAATCAACAAAAATATTCTTCGATAACAATCTACCTTCGTATCCATCGGGAATAGTAACGACACCGATCTGCGACTGACCGACAGGGAATGGTGTCACTGGCATTGTATCCCATACCGTACCGCCACCTGTGCCTTGTAATGTGAGAATGCCTGCGTGAGATCCAGTCGACTCGTCAGCATAGACACCTGACCTCGATACATACCATCGATACATGCGGAATCTATTAGCGCCTAACGCAACTGCTGTGGTTCCATTTAGCTCCTTAACTACCGTGACCTCATTCCAGCTTGAGTCCAATCCGATCAGCGTAACCTCTTGCGCGCCTGTTCCTGCTGCCGTATCATTGGCATTATCAGACACAACCTCCAATGCCTGTACTGTCGATGGAGTTTGATATGTTCCAGCGTTAGTGATAGGCGACATTGTAGTTGTCAATGTGCCAGCACCGAACTTATGGATCAATGAATACCCTGGGATTTCTCCCTCGGCAACTCTTAAATACCAAGGCTTAGGATTAAAATCTGCCATATTTATCTCCTCTGTATGCCATTTTTTATTGACAAATGCACTTAGGTATGCCTTCCCTGCTCTATCAAACGATAATCTAATCTCACCCTCGAACCCATCCTTTCCATCCCTGATGTCAGGGAGTCTGTCATAAACAAGCGTGCTCGCGTTACGGTCTTCGATCTCAGTCTGTATGAGCGCCTTGATCTGATCGACTTCTTGAATGCCAAGCATTATGCCACCGTCCTGCGTTTACGGATTGGTACGGCAGTAACTGAAATCTCATTGATTTCGGTATCGTAGCTACTATTGCTAGTAGTTGTCACTTTAATTTGGATATTATCTAATCTCTTAAAAATCCGTTTTCGATTCTGGACTAAAGCTGATGTCTGTGTAATGGTAAAGCTGCCCAATGATGTCGCGCCATAATTGCCATATACAGTAACCGTCAAATTTCCAGTGCCTTTAGAGATAATGTCAATACTCTTTACCATCCACTCACGGTCTTTATCGAACTCAACTATTGGCGACTTCACTGTCCCAGCTATATTACCTATACCGCCTGACTGCTCCATCTTATATGATTGCATTGATAGTGTATATAAGATTTCACCGTCAGGAGTTGAGAATAAATCATTAACCGAACCGCTACTTACCGTACTGTCTAAAGTCCAAGATTTACTTTGCAGATTAAAAATATAGACAAGACCAGTGTTCGGGTCTATCATTCTATATTGATTTAGCTTTGCAAAAAAAGCACCCTGGAAATTAACTTTACTACTAAGAGCTTGGTAATCACTTTTAAACGGAGTAGCGATTGGTACAGTATTTACACCATCGAAGAAATAAATATTATCCTTGCCGGCGAAAATAATCCCACCTGGCACCGAAACGACTGACCTCTTGGCTATACACCCAACCTCGTCATTGGCAACACGCATAGTCCATGATGCCATGCGACCACCACCGAAATCAATATAGTGGAGAGAGTTTTGTTTTAATACCACCAGTCCACTATTAAGTTCCTCAAGCCCCATTACAGCATCAGCCTGTTTAGTTCGTATATCAATATGAGATGCCAAATCCTGACCGAATACATCATTATTCCATGTTCCATTCGAGTGAGGCTGTGCTGCGGCAAGCCTAAAGACAAACTGCTCATAAGAACCATTAACAGGTTGCCTCATTGAGCCAACGATCCTGCGACCACGAATCATAGTCTGAACATCACAGTACCCAATAGCCTTTGGGTCTGACGGATAACTACCGACACCACTAGCATCAGCTATATCCATCGAGCCAAATCCTGTACGGTCAGAATACTCGCCACCTCTTGCGACCCATTTTGTATTTGTTAATGATGCTGTATATCCAGCACCGACCACTGGAGGCCATGATGTTTCTGAGAAGAGAGATGTATTCTCAAACAGGTAAAAATTCACAGCATCAGTTGACACATAGAATAGAACATCTGTCATTCTGTACGACATAAACATCGGCGCACCAGAAATATTACCTCCCTGTACATAAAGTGACTCATCAGTGACTGTAGCGCCTAATGTATTAAAAAAGAAATTCATTTTTGCGATAGCGTATGGATACTCGCCAGATGAAGTCGCTACCGTTTGGACTCCTGAATCAAAAGTATTAGGGGGTCCTTCTTGGTGTCCATCATACATGTAAGATGCTTTGAAATAGTAAGTATCTACTGGTGGGGGGTCGTTAGTGGTTGTGGAACCTACTACGAGAGACTCGCCAGTAACACGTAATAAATCTTGATTTTCACATACCCACCCTGCCATAGAATACCCAGGAGCTTTGGTTGTGTCAGCAGGAGAACTCGCAGCATAAAAAATGTCGGTATCTATATACCCAAACCATAATCCACGTTCTTGATCATTGCTCGAACCAAAATTTATCCGTAAGTCTTCATTATCAAGCAAGAATGAAATGTCATTAACATCATCCACATCTAAATCATAACTGGTAGCTGCGCCAGCAGGAGCATAATAGCCAATCAATGGATAACGCATCAAAAGAATGTCATCTGATGGTGAACCACCAAGAGAATTAGCAGTCGTAAGATCCCATAAGCCCAACCCTAACGTATCATATACACTATCTGTCACTATAGAACTGATACCCTGGGTTAAATTGATTATATAATAACCTCTTTGAGCATTAGCCACTTGACTCATTGAGCCAAGATCCAATACAGTGTTTGTAGTTGCAGTTCTCGCCCCTGCCCCTGCTGCAACATACTCAGTCAAATCTCGCCATCCACTTACATCGGCAGGCCTTGCAAATAGAGTAGTGTTGACAGCGTAAACCTTCCATAATGAGCTAACCTGTCCAATCACTATCGTTATTGTCTGTGCTGAAGGCTTTGTCACCTTGTACTGGAAAACCCTCTCAATGCTCAATCCTGCTGGGACATTTGAGAGTAGCGCCGACAAGCCCTTTATGTCGACCAATTTTCCACGCTTATCTATATTGAAGTTAGTAATCTCTACAGAAGACCCATCCGGCAGATCTAATGGATCATCCTCAGAATTATAGCCACCACTCCAATCACGCCAGCGAATCCGTTGCATTGGTTTGTTCTGAGGTACAGGAATACTAGGTGCTTCGCCAAGCCTAGACATCTAATGGGTCCTTACTCGTAATAATCGGCGCTGTGTACTCTGCCTGTCTCGATGACATATCATTTGCCATCTCACCCATTGTCATTTTAAATAGTGCCAGGAAATGATTATGCAAATCAATATTGTTTAATTGGCTCGCAACGCGATAAGAAGCCCCTAGAACTATCAAGTCATGGTAAGCCTCATGTATGTCCGGAACATCGGCATCAGCCGTCAATACGGTAGGTAATGCCCTATACATAAATATCCCTGTCTGCACGGCTGATGGGATTGGGTATAGCCCATACTTATCAGCCTCACGATCAATGTAGTAGTAATATGGTTGTCCAGTGTCAGCAGTTGTGGTATAGAGTGTCCGGATATACTCTTCAGTTGTGTACTGTAAGAATGTACTCGCTACCTTTGCCATTGTAGACTTGTGGAATAATGTCGGCAATGTGTATTGCTCTTGAGCAGCAACAGTTGTAATAGTATCAGTCGCCTTTAGCGATAATGACTGTCTTACAATTTCTTTTTGCGCTAAATTAATCATCAAGTTAATAGAAGAGTCGGGCATGTTCTTAGTATCTGAGTCAGTATTGCGTTTTACAATACTTCTAATTTGTTTAAAATTCACTGGTCATTACCCCTTTCCTCTGCTCTTTCAGATGTGAGTTCATTACCAAAGGCTTTCTGAAGGTCATTCCACTTGATCATAATTTCTTGTTCTTTCCCATCTGTAGGCATCCCTAATCTCTGCAATGCTTTTTTCTCAGCAAAAGAAACCACCATGTCCTGGAACTCGATTGGCACATCCATAGCCAGCGAGCTTGTCATAGCAATTGGATTGCGGAAATAGTATAATGTCAACACACCAACTGTGGGTGCGCTAGAACCGGCAAAGACATCAAGTTCAGTACCAAAATGTGATACAGCCCTTGTCTCATCGTAATCGCAAATACCACCAAGTTCAGTAAAATACTTTTCATCATAAAACGGAACAAGCCCATTATCGGCATCAACGAGCTTGATAATTCTCATAATACTTAGGGATGATATATCGATAGTTCCGGATGATATAGTGACCGTTGCTTTCGTTCCATACCAAATACTATTAATACCTGACAATTTCATAGCAACATCATACTGTCCCAAGTTTAAAAATCTGTCAAGTTCAGAGTCAAGTATCTCACTGCGGTTTGCTTCGGGGAGTCTAGCGCGAAGGTCGTTCCGTAAAGTCGCTAATGTTATGCTAGTGAGTGCCATTATCTGCCTCGATTCAATTTATTCATTCCAAATTCTTTTCTCTCAAGCATCATAATTCTCTGATAAAATTCATTCTTCTCTGTTGCAGACTGCGCAACATCTTCTCTCGCAATCGCCAATGCAAAAGCATAAGAGACTATCAGACTAGCGAATCGATCCGGTAAAATTATTGCGCCTTCTGTTGGTGCGGGGGTAAATCTAAATTTAATAGTAGTATCGCCATCAGGTGCCATATCAGGGCTGTAGAAAAGTTTCCCATCCTCAAACCAACACACAGGATTAGTGGTGCTTGCAGCGTACTCTGAAGTTCTACCAGGCTCGATGATTCTTAATCTAACTATAGATGTGGTAGCGTGGGCTGAATCGTAAATAATCAAATTGGTTAGTTGCTGTATCAATGCAGTCGATGGCAATAATACAGAATTGGTAGAGCCAATCTCGACTTCATCTTCTACCTCTTGAATATCAAAAAAGGCATCCGATGGCAGAAGTTGCAAGATCTCGTGTTCGGCAAGATATGTATAGTCCTGAAGTTCCGCATCAGTCCATGCCGATGCCGATGCCTCGGACAACCTTGTCCTTAGTATTGTTTGTATATCTGCGAATGCTAATGCCATTAGATGCCTCTTTTTTATTAAAAGGGGTGATGGTTAGACCACCCCTTTAGTTACCCTACAATTTACAGATCAGTTGCAGCAGTGTAAATAGCGACATGGGCAAAATCAACACTGTTAAAAACAGCTTTGATGTTTCCACCAGTGGCACTTGAATCATAGCGATTCTGCATAAAACCAGCAGAGATACCTAATTCATTACCATAGTCGAATGTTTTTTCACGCCAAATTGTCTGACGGTTGTTTGCATGCACAAGTGCCTGCGCTCCAACCATTGATGCCATTGCACCGTGAATCGTTGAACCACCGTAATCATCGCCTGTACTCACATCTTCATGCTCATACAAGAGAACACCATCAAACTCACCCATTGAATCGGTGAAGATAGGATTAGTGGATCCGCGAGGACCAGCTTCGCGCTGTGCCTGTAGCCATTCAGCATCGCGTTTTAGGTCATAGGCTTGCTCAGGGGATACGATCATCATGTAATATGATTTTCCTTCTACCCGAACAGGACGAATGCGACTGTGGTCTCCGGTAGGAATCTTACAGCGAGCCTTTGCCTTTGATATCAACGCGGGAGTTAATAGGTCAGTTGTAGCGATACTTGCCTTGGCAGTACCAACCACATTGGTAGGTGACAATGCGAGAGCAGAGAAAAAGTATCCATCTTTGATCTCAGCCAACCATACCTTGAGTGCATCGAGAGCTTCCATGCGGAAACTGTAGAGATATTTACCTTCGAACTCTTCACCTTCAGAGCGTACAGCATTTCTAAGTTGTGAAACCACAACAGAGAAATCGTACACAGGCATATTCTCTTCGTTACCTTCGAGAGTATCATCGTTTTCAACACCATTACCAGAAAGACGAGCGCGAAGACCAAACCGGATAGTATCACCCTTTTTAGCATTTAACTCGTTCTTGACCTGTACAACATTATTTGAACCTGTACCCATGAATTTAGACCAGAACTGATCCTTGTTCACTTCATGGTAAAGTTCCTTGCTCCATTCTTCTACTTGAAGACCAGAAGCCCAACTAGCTACACCAGTTTTCATTTTCTAATCTCCTTATGCTATCTTGACGAAATCTGCAAAAACAAGAAGTTTTGCAGCATCGGCAGCATCATTAAAAAGAACATCAATAGTATCGGCAGCAGCGTGATATACACCACCTGTAAAGGCGTATGCACTGCCTAGACTCTGGTCCATACCATTAACTACGTTACCATCAAAACCATCAATATAACCATCAACGTCACCACCAGTTAAACCGATGTCAACAGTTAAGGTTCCACCCTCTGCGGTCAAGCAGACGATACCCACATTCTTCACCATATAACCAATGGGAATCGAGAGGGCTTGCCATACAGCACCACTAGAGATATTATCAACAGCACAATCTAGCACTGCGGATTGATAACCGCCAGCAGGGACTTGTAAGCCACCTTGCTTCAGTAGAGAAGCGGTATATGTTTTTCCAGCCATTATTGGCTCCTATTCATTTTAAGCATCCCTTAAAGCCTGTTCCCTTTCTTCTTTCGGGATATTTCCCCATTCGGATTGAGTCTTGTCAGCATACTTCGGCTCAGGTTTTCCACCACCACCAGTATCGGTGAGAGTATCGACCTGCTCCTTAATCTGCTCACTCTTCTTCTTTCCATTAGGGACTTTATCAGTCTCTTTGGAATGCGATTCGTTTGCATTCATAACAGTATCCGCATGTTCTAAATTGTAGATACCGTTCTTATAGGCAAATTGAGCAACCTTCTCTAAATCAGCCTTCGATTTATCGGGATGATTCTTTATGAAGTCACCGATCATTTCCAGCCTATCCTCTTCAGCTTTCACCTTAGAGTCATTAGCTTTCTTCTCGGTTTCACGTTTCTCAACTGCCTCTTGCGCCCATTTCTGTTGGAAATACTTAGCATTATCCTCATCATAAGGATCGTACTTATCGTAAGGTTCTTCCTTTTTCTCCTCGGCAGGAGCCGGCTTTACCTTGCGAAGTTCACCTAATTCGGTTCCCTGTTTTCCAATCAGCGATTGTGCGCTGTCATAGCTTTCGATAGCTTTCTCTTCACTCGCAAAACCTCGCTGTTCCCACCAGGTTTTATCTTGTTTAGAGTCGTCATCGGATGAAGAGTTGTCCTCGCCAGGATTGTCCTTATCGGATTCCTTCTTAGAATCTTCGTCTTCGATCTGCTCTTCGAGTTTCTTCTGAATCTCGTTGTTTTCTTCTTCTGTAATAGGCATAAGTTCCTCCATTGGGTTTGTCCTATTCTATTAACTTGTACTACCACCTCGGCAGTATCAATAAGCTATAATATTTTCAAAAAGCTCCGCTTATGTTAAGCGGTTAAATCTAAAGCTGCTGAAGCTGGATTGGCTGGCCATGCATCGCCTGTTCCACCAATGCCAAGTACGGCAGCGTAATCTGTATCGGTTAAACCATCAGCATCGAGCTTGGCAAGTAATGCAGCGTAACTCGCTGATTGCGTAGTTCTATCTGTTCTCAACTCATTTGCCAGTGCTTGCGTTGCAGCTAAAACGGCATAAAGGTCTGGCTGGCTTACGCCCTGCGCTGACAATAAAGCATCGTCAATAGCTGCCGAAGCAGGATTAGCTGGCCATGCAGCACCAGTGCCTCCAACGTCAAGCACGGCAGCATAATCAGTATCAGTGACACCTGAATCTAAATCGAGTTTAGCCATAAACGCAGCGAAGCTAGTTGCCTGTGTAGTTCTGTCTGTTCTCAACTCATTAATGAGCAATTCGGCAGCAGCAATAAAAGTCACCATGTCTTCCTGGCTCATATCAATATCTGTAAAAACTGAGTCATCGAGAGCAGCAGCAGTTGGATTTGCTGGCCATCCAGTAGCACCACCATCAGCCAATGTGTCAAAGTAGTCTGTATCGCCAACCGTAGCATCGCTATCTAACTTATTACATAGCTCTAAATAGCTTGAGAACGATAAAGCTCTGTCGGCCTTTAGTTCATCAGCTAAATCATCAACAGCCCTTAAAAAAACGTCTATATCAGGCTGGCGCATTCCTTGTGCAGTTATTCCCATTTCTTACTCCTTATTCAGCAATCTGTTGCTGAATGTTTGTGCCACCACCCTTAGCAGGAGAACCACTTGCCCCACCCACTAACTCGATAGCCTCTTTTGTGTTATTGATCTGCGATTGAACGCCAACCGCCTGTAACATTTCTTCTTTATCCGGATGATCAGTTAATCTCACCAAGTATGGCAACAACGCTGCCCTATACTCCGGTGCCAACTGCATCAATTCCATTGTCTTTAAGAATGTGGCATTACGTTGTGTAACACTGTTCTCACCCTTGTCAAGTTTTAAGTCATATTGCATTAAGTCTGGGCTATTCTTAACAGCCTGTGCAATAGCTCTTGCTTTTTCCTCGCCATTAGCACTTGTCATAGTCCCTAGAATCCGCATGATCTTATTCTCATCGAAATACTGCTGTATCAGTGAGAATACCAATTTATACATCGACAGTTTTGACCTGTCGTGGTTATCGAACAATTCCTGTACAGTTCTTGTGCCTTGACGAATCCGTACCTGTGCAGCGAGCCCACTCTCCTTAGCCCCTGTTGGAATACCAAGCATTGGATCATTGACACCAGTGACTTCTTTCCCGTCTTGCTCAGTGATCTCTTCCAAACTAGCAATCTGATTCAATACAGGTAAATATCCATACCCACGCTCCTTGATGTCCTCAATCCTATTGACAGACACCCACTTCTCATTGCCACCCATCTGATTCAACTTTGTACCATCAGCAGCATTCTCGACATAAAACCCACCACCAATAGGTGCTGTCTTCAGTATATTAGAAATCTGTGTGTGACGGCTATTCTTTTCATCCTGTAGATCGAACAAATTCCTTATAATTCCAAATTTGCATATCTCTTCGCCATCATCCTCGATATACCCATAGCTCGGCACGAAAGGGAATCTATTGTGATTGTACGGAGATTTCTTGTCCTGCAATAATTCAGCGCCACTCACGGTGAGTACATGAATCTCATGCTCACGTTTGATAACTAACTCAAATCCAACGTCAATATATTTGGCGTACATTTTCTTAGCCTTGGCGATAGGCAATGGGCTCTTAAATACCTGACCATCGCCATCCATCAAATATGCGACATCCCTGTACTTTTTATACCACATCTCAATAACCCTAACGCGACCAGTGAGACTGTCTTTATACATAGATACCTGGCGATCACCGGCATTCCGATAATAACTTCCATCCTCCTTGCCAGTACGAGGGTTTAAGCCACGTTCAGAAAAATCAAGATTCAAACCATCCAAATTCTTCTTAAATAAACTGGCGACCTTCTCAGGACTCATCCATTTTTGCCTAAACACAAATTCCGCATCATCATTCGGATCTGTCTCAATACTCTCTGCATCCCACAATATCGAACCATTTGGCTCACGGCGAATCGATACATCCAACGTAAAATCATCTGCCAATTTAGACTCAACGCAATAATCACCCTCTCCGGTCATTACCGCGTCTTTAAAAACCCTCGAACTTGTCGCATCAGTGTTATTACTGTTTTTCACATACTCTATTAAATAGTCAATTCCATTAGCCACCATCACATCGCCACCCTCAATAGGATATGCTTTAGTGCTTGTGCGAGTTTCACGCTCGATACCTGTCATTAAATCGACTTTAGGCTTGACAATATTGATCTCTAATTTAGGGAGTTTACGCTCTTTAAGCGAACGTTTTTGCTTCTCAGTTAGCGATTTACCGACATAATACCGTATCGCCTTTGCATCTTCTTCGCGCTTCTCTTTTTGCATATCATAGGTAGCCTCGAAAGTATCATAGACATAACCTACCTTGTCATCAACTGTTTTTAAATCTTTCATGCCTCTGATACCCAATCATAGTTAGAATTGTCTTGACTTTCCCATGCACCGCCCCAAACTTCATCCCATGCATCAGTGGACCCATGCATCGGTGCAAAAGTATTATGTATCCACATCACCGCATACCTTAGCACATCCATAAAGTGGTCATTCTTTTTCTTAGGAGCTTCAGGGTCAGGTTGGTCAGAACCCACCTTTATGTCCTTCCAGACATATCCACCCATCTCTTTCAAAAATTCTTCTTTATCTGGAAGGTCACTGAAAAAATACAATCTACATTTATCGCTCTCGTCAGGTGTTAAATATTCACCGACCCTATTAATTCCTGCACCAACATCATTGTTGGCAGGATGCCAGTTGATTCCGAATTTCTGATATTCACTCGCAATCGTTTTTCCGTCAAATCCCTGCTTAGAAATGCTTGGGTCAGCTAACCAATCTTTAATAACGTGATGCCCACACTTCGCCCTAATAACCGGAACATGATGCTCAATTCTCCATCCAGCCCTATAATGACTGTCATACACAAAGATTTGACCATGTGGACTCACCGTTGCCCACAAAATGGCAGTTGGGTTACGATATCCATAATCCATGATCACATATCTTGGCCACGCTCTCGGTATTGGGAATCTCGCTACAAAATGCATACCTTCCTTAAACTCAGGCCAAATCAATCCTTCAAAACTATCCCAATGGCAATGAACAAATCTTTTTTTCCAACGCTCCGGATATGCTAAGAGCGATCTGATATAATCCGCAGGTAAATACGGATTATCTGAGTGTGCAGCCACCTCTGCGTCATCTTTCGGACCCGGGACATTTTCAGGCCATGTAATACTTTCGATAAGCCCATACTCAAGAGCCTCACCATCCGGAGCCTCACCATTAACCCATATACGCCAGATCCAATCATGGCCAGCAGGGTTGACAGTATGAAAATCGCATCTATTAGAACCCTTACGGCGTAAACGACCCTGCGCTGCAAGATACACCTCCTGGTCAATTTCTTCCAACTGGTCAACTGCAAACCATCCAAGGTTCATCGATTTTATACGATCAACGGCATCACGACCAGCATCAAGCTGCATATACACGATCTTAGACTTGTTAATAAATTCGATCTCATGCTCGGTCTTATTGTGCCTGATAATAGAACCAGGGGGAGCTAACCTTAAAAGAGTCTCTAACGTTGACTTCCGGAATGAATCAATCGTTTTCCTGCCAATAAGCCCTAGATTCCCTGGAACTAATAAAGTTTGTGCCAATGCCTCAATCACCAACGCATCCGTCTTGCCTGTTCCAAATCCACCTGCAAACACTGTATGCTTCATACGTTTTAGTGGGTCAGGATTATTCACCATCACGTGGAATTGCTCCTGCTTCGGTGTAGGCAATGATCCTTCACCCACCTCATTCAGATAATTGAGATTTAACTCATAGTCACGAGTTGGCAAAGATAATCCTGATATGTGAGGTGCTTGGGTCATTTCTGCGATTTCCCACCAGACACCGCATTCTTCGCAATCCCCAGCCCTTTAATATTACTGCTCACCGTGATATTAACTTGCCCCATATTAAACGTATCACCCTTATAAGACTCACGATATCTCGCAGGATCACCAGCTTTTAGTAAAAATATTCTCTCTGATGTAGCCTTCGGATTCAGTGCATTATGAAATCCAACGATCTCTAATAATTTCAAGTGCTTCCTATCACACTGCATAATCGCATCATGAAACTCAGGGTATTTTTTGAGATCTTGTTTATACCGCTTCTCGGAAATCCCTAGATGTTCCAATATCATCAAATCCTGTCTCGGCATTTTAACATACAATGCCAAAAACATCTGCTTCAAGAATGGCGAAAACTCATTAGTCGCCTCATGCTCATCGATCACTAGCTCCGGTGGTGGCAATGTCATTAATGTGTCTTTATTGTCAAACCCCATTGTCTCCATTGTGGCAGCGTAGGCTTGTAAAAGTTCTTCACCCTTTAATATCACCTCAGACTCGTAAGCACTCAATTGAGTAGTCAAGTCGCCCTCGAATCCTTTTTCAGCCAGGCGAATCCTCGTATTTTTCGCAGCAGTTGAGACTACCTTCTTCTCCTGATGGCACCTGTCGCACTTCTTTTTGTCAATTTTTCTCTCACCCAGCTGGAAGTCAGACCCACACAAATGACAAACGCGCACCATAGTAGGTGCTAACAATGCATCTCGTTCTTTTTTTCGCATGGGAGTAGAAGTCTTTGGCATACCTTACAATTTACGAAATAAAATTAGCTCCGCAAATCGGTAAATGAGAATAATTCTCATTTAGATTCCAGTGATTAAGTTTGCACAAGATGACACCATACTCGCTTTTATGCAAACCAAATGTCAAGTTTTCACCACCTTTTACTTTATGTAAGCGCAATTAAATAGCCAGTTTATAGCACTTATCTTGTTAGTATGTCCAGAAAACGTGGACATACTATATATAAATCGGCTGATTGCAAAAAAAGTGTCGTCTGATTGAAAGAATGCGTACACGTTCTGCCGATATGTCGCTACCTGCGACACGTTAATAAGTTTGCGTAAGATAGGGCTATACTCGATTTCATGCAAAAAGATATGTCGATTTTTGTAAGAAATATAGGTATGTTTTTCTTACAAGTCTAAGCTATAGGCATGTAAAAACACAAAGGCCACCGGAAGTTGGTAGCCTTTGTTATTCGAGAGGAGAACAATGAGAGGTAATATAATCCATAGCGTGGGCTATGGCAATCAGTTAATCATCTAAAAACGGAACATCCTGTAGTTTTGTCGCGGTTTCGATCTCGTAGTTCGCGTGCCACTGAGATAGTCCTGGATTCCAAATCACCAAATAATCAGGGTCGCCGTTATTCACCACCTTATACCCAACCACAATCCCAACTTGCTCGATGGGGTCGTTCCGCATCTTTACCCAATCACCACACTCGTATGCTGGTACGGCGATGCTCAAGAAAGAGCCTCGATGAGATCTTTTACAAATTGTTTGGAATACATCTTAAATGGTAGGCAACCAGCCTCTTCACACTGCTCAACTAATGAGGCAGAAGAATCGGCGCGAACTATCTGCGTTACATTACACACAGTATCAGGAACATGGAACCACTGCCCGATATCCTCGTGGATCTGTGATGCCTTGCCCTCGGCGTTCACGCTATACAGGTCATATTGAGAGTCCATCTTAACAAAACATGCCGTGATCTTGCGATTTCGAGCATATTCCTCGATTACGGTCAATATCTCCTTAAAAACCAATCCCGATGGCAACTCGAAGATCGTTACTGGTAAATTCCGGTGCTTAACGTCAATACTAGGTTTTGTCATTTTTACTCTCCTCTTCAGGCGCTTCTAGCGCATCAACTCTCTCAACTAACGAAATAATGTAATTCCCTGTCTCACGCAGAAACTTGCTCGCTGCCTCCGGTGCAATCCCTGCAATACTCTCTAATCCTGTCACTACCGCGTTGGCCTCGGCGTGGCGAGTTTCTTTGTTGCTCATGATGATACCTTTTTGATATAATTAAGCGTTTGAATGCTACGCTGATTCTTTAGCATTTGGATTTGGGCTTCAGAAAATTGTGAGCCACTGTAATACCGCATGGCATCAAGGCGATGGTCATCTAAACCGTAATATTTAAGCGGAAACAACTTACGATACTGACTATTATAAAAAACAAGTCCATTATGCTCAATCAAATCATCATTGACGGTTACAGGAGCTTCCGTTTTCACAAATGGCAATACAAGCGGTGACACCATTAATGCGAGGAATGCGGATCTTTTCATGCTTCCACTTCTATTATAGTGTTGTCGAGGCGCTTGAACTCGTTCACAACATCTTTATTATACGCCTGTTGAACTTCATCTACTGTCTCACACATCCAACTATGAACACTCCATGAACCATTTGAATTAACAGCCCACAAATAGAGTTTCTTGGTCTTTGGCTTGATGCGGTAATCTTCAACAGGGTATGGTAGGGCATCACCACGCTCAATAGCATCATAGACAGCGAACCCCTTAATTACATCGAACCACCCACCACTGCCATCACGAGTTTGTATCGTTTCCCCTCGCTCCTGTGCCTCTTTAAGCTCTCGGTAGGGGTCTATACGGCGGTAAGCACAGAAAGTGTGCCAAGCTGGGTGACTACCAACTGGCCTCCATTGACAAAGGTCTGTTCCTGGAGTCATGCTTGTTTCCCACAACTCCCAAGGCTTATCAGTCTTCTGAGCATCAATAGCATACTCTGTCATTTCTTTAAAGTGTTTATGTTTCATATTCCCTCTCCTTTTCTCGTTTACTCCCGGCTTGGCCAGGTTAGCACTAAGATAGCACAGATCGTGGGGATAGCAAGAGAAATATTATATGGTAGTGAGAAGGGGTTGGTGAGTTATTTAGCATTGAGTTATAACTAGTATACATATTAATATAAAAATTAGATTAGACAATAGCTAATTTATAGAGAATTGATTTTTTTTAGGTTTTTTATTTTTTTTGATGGCTCTAGGCTCGGACGATATAGTATATATGAAGACCACCACCCCCAGGTCCGCACCCCCCCTCTTTAATGAG